GGACTGTTATTAATACGCGGCGGTGGTGAATCAGCATCAATAATCATAATTGACCGGTCCTGGTAGGCCACGTATAGTTCCTGGTTGAATTCGATTATCTCAGCGTATAATTCATCATCATTTTTGCATACTGCGATGTAGATACCATAGCGCAGATTATTCTTCCCCATATAGGTCTGCATCTGGATATAGTGCTCAAACTTACTTTCCCGAACACCCTTGTCTTTAAGAGTGGTAAAAGACTTTAGGGCATGGGTTTTAAACTCGGCCAGCATGGGCTCCTCTGGGAGGTCTGGAATACCTAAGACCACCCCATCCATCCCACCACCAAAATGCCCTTTGTGCCCCTTAATACGGAATTGGTTCCCGTCTGAATCGTATTGCCATACCTGGCACCCGATCATTAGGAGCAAGGCTACTATTCTGGGCTCCTCTAGATGGCCTCGGTTGAATAGCCTTAGGATGCGCCCCTCGAAACGGGGGACTGTAGTCCAATGGAAGGAGTACCACAACTCTCTCGCACAGTCACGCCCAATTATGGAAGCCCCTAAGTGGGAACGAAAAGGGTCTTCATCCCCGCGGAAGACATCCTCGGCCTGCGGGATCAAGTCTCTCATAAGGGTGCGCCAGCTAGCCCCTTGATCCTTATCCATGTGTGCTGCAATGGCGTCCAGCGTTTTAGTGGCTAAGCGGATATTCATAAAGACCTCGGTACTAAAGGGAGCCCACAACGCAGGGTGGCGTAGGCCTCCAGGAAGTATTCCCGAGCCTTGGGCGGGGACAGGGTCTTCTCGTTTGGTAGGGGCTTAATTGCTTTGAGGTATTGGGGTACGGGCATAACCATTAACTCCTGCCACTCTGTTAGTAGAGCTCGATTATCCGCCTCAATCACTTCATTGGCCAGCTTTGGGCAGAGGCCAAAACGCTGGGCTACTTTTAACCAAAGGGACTCTTCAATCATCTGGTAATCGGGCAATAGCATTTTAAGTGGACGGGGGATATCCACCAGGTAAGCTTCTGTAGCGTCATGTAAGAGGCCAGCTAATTGGTGCTCCTTTGGTAGGCTTAGAGCCACCCGAACGCTATGCTGGGCTACCGAGTAAAAGCGCTTTGTGTGGCCACCGAAGCGGCACAAATTACTAAGGCTGTGGGCAATGTCCTGGATATCAATGTCAGCTGCTTCAATACTCTCCAAGGCTATTGCGCGCCCGCTTGAAGTGGTTAGGAACATATTTCTTTCTCCGTGCTTTTTGGCAAATGGTAATAACAGCTTCACACTGCTCCTTATTGAACCAGGATATGTGACAAGCCCTACTTTCTATTCTTAATTGATTAGCTAGCCACTTATAGGCTTCAGGTCTTTTTAAATGCCCCCTTCTCCATATTGGATCAAATTCATCGTGAGCGCGTTTCCTGGCTTGGCGGGTTTCTCTATCTGCCATAAGCCCAAGTGGGATGTCTGTCCCTTGGTGGCAGCCTACAGAAGCGTAGCAAGCATCACAGTACCAGATCAAAGGCCAATCGCCCATTGATCTACGATACAGAATTGCGTTGTCTTCAAGTTTAATTCGTGTACTTTGGCAGCTATCGCATCGCATTGGTCTAGGGAGTGGTTCCTTGATCTTGTGCTCCACGCTTATCCCCCTATACCTATGGCCTGAAAAAGAACCCGCACTATGGCGGGTTCCTGGTTCGGGATTTACTGGGTAGGCTGTTGAGCCCATGGTGGAGGATTGCCAGCTGCTGCTGCCGCAGGGTTTCCCGTTTGGGTTACCTGAGCTTGTCCCTGTGTTTGCACCTGAGACTGTTGCTCAAAAGGAGGTTGGGCTACCTGCTGCTGGGGTTGAGCCTGCTGGGCAGGTTGTTGGAATTGCTGGGCTGGTTGAGCCTGTTGCTGAGGTTGCTGGAACTGCTGAGGCTGTGCCTGAGCTTGTGCAAAACCTTGGGCTGGCTGGGTGAAACCCTGAGCCTGTGGCTGCTGCTGCTGCTGGGCGAAACCTTGGGCTGCTTGTTGGGGGGCGAAACCCTGTTGTGGTTGCTGGGCAAATCCCTGCGCTGGTTGCTGGAACTGGGGTTGAGCTTGGGGCTGAGCAAAACCGCCCTGAGCTGGTTGACCAGCAGGAGCACCGGCTACAGTTTCGTTAATATTCTTAACGGCCTTAATTTCGTTCGATGGGTCATACGCCCCAGTGCTATCTGTCTTAATGACCACACGGCCTTTAAAGGGGATACCATGCAACTGGCTAGAATCCTGAACCTGGAGGATACCTGTAGCGTGGCAGTAAGCAGACAAACGCTTGTAACCAATCTCGGTGGCAACTGGGTTAGGATTTTGCAAGTTAAGGCGGTCAAATACCAAACGCCCTGCGTACTGGCCGTCCATTACTTTAAGGGTTAACTGAAGGTATGAGCCGTCCCCATTTTTGGTGGCCTTGTTTTCCGATTCAGTAATCATAAAGTTATACCAGGCCGCTGGGATGGCCTCGAATGACTCATCTGGTGATACATTGTTTGCGTCAAAGTTTAATTGTGCCATTTTACATTGCTCCGAGGATTTTATTGAAAACATAGTTAAGATCAGGTGGCTCGACTGGGTCTAACACCCCAGAACGGTCCTTTGCACTGTACTGTAAATCGGGCTGGGTTTGTAAGAACCGGTACTTAGCCCCCTGCGCATCCACCCCAATGCCAAGGCGGAAAACTTCGTCAAATAGGTAGGGCAGTTGCGGACCAAGTTTAGAACCTGGCATGCTGGCCATGTAAGTAACGGTACCATTAAGAGTATCCTTAAAAGGCTCCATCTTAGCCGTCATAACAACGTGCTTACCCTGCAAGTCGCGAAAGGCCTTAATTGTGGACAGCATTTTCTCAATGAGTTCACCATAAGCCTGACGCGGGTCTTTTACCAGCTTCTTAGCGTTAGCTAACACCACCTCGGCGATCTCCGTAATGGAATCTAAGTAGACGGTTTGAAACTGCCCTGCTTCAGCTGACTGCTGGCACCATAAGTGTGCCTGGACTAGGTCTTCAACTGTTTGAATCTCGATTACTGGGATCTGAAAGCGGCGTAGGGATAACAACCCCGCCTCCGCTGACAAAATTACTGGGGCTGGAGCGGTGGAGGCCATATAGGTCTTACCTGCACCGGAGTCCCCATAGACCAGAAGCTTAACCCCGTGCAACTGGGCAGCCTGGTCTGTGGTCGTAAACTTTAAAGCCATTAAACATCCTCGCCGGATTCTTCCGACTCTTCTGCTGGGAGGGAGGTTAGTATAACTATTTTACGTTCGGTATCCACCTCCATTCCGAGGCCACCGGTCAAGGCTTCGATGTCCTTAAAAGGGACTTCCATGCGACCACCATTAGAGACCAGGATAGCGCCGAGAACGCGGGTTTGAAGCTCTCGTCTGTGGGAGCGTTCTTTAACTACTTTTAGTAATTCTTCTAACATAGTATTAAGCCTTTACTTTAGGGGGGAGTAATTCAACCGTTGGTGAGGCTGGTTTTACGATCAATGCCTGATCGAATACCTGGCGCTGCTCTTCGGTTAGTTCTTTGTACGTAGCCATTTTAAGACTTGCTTTATACTCAAGCAAAGTATCTGGGTTTACACCAATTGTTCGAAGCTGTTCGCACATGGCTGGAATAGCCGCTTCATCCAGTTTACGATCCAGCTTAAAGACACCCTTCAGCTTCCAACCACCCTGCAGCTCAATAGTTGAGGTTCCTTCTTTAGGGTTTGCAAAGAAGCTTTCAAATACTTCTTTACGCAATTCACGTTCGGCGGCCACGATGTGTTTCATGGCATCAACTTCTTGTTTAGCCAGGCGCCATTGTTCTATTAAAGCAATTTGTTGTTCGTTCATTTCTTTTTACCTATTGGGGTGGTGGAGTCCCATTATAGGGGGAGGGGTTTAACTACGCAAACATTATTTTGAACCTACTTTATTGGGTTGCAAATTCTATCCCTTATCCCCCATAATAAACCCTCGTTACCCACCACCAGGAGCAAATGTAAATGCCAAATACCATAGAAAGGGGGAGTCTTTACACCAAGACCCTGCAATTACTAAAGGATAGCGGTACCCCGCTGCCTGAAATCTATAAGGAAACAAACATCCCCTATTACTGGTTAAAAAACTTTAGCAGTGGCAAGACCCTTGACCCATCGGTTAATCGTGTCCAACGGCTATACGAATTCCTTTCCGGTAAAGAGCTGGGGGTTTAGTAATGCGTAATAACATTCCAATGGAATTAAGAGCCTTGCCCCAATGGGTTTGCTCTGGTCCAGATAAGGTACCGTTAAACCCCCGCACTGGCCAACCGTCCTCGGTTACTGATCCGAGTACTTGGGCTAGTTATGAAGAAGCCCTCCGCTCAGGGATGAAACACGTTGGTTTCGTGTTAACCGAATGGGATCCTTACACCATTATTGACTTGGACAATAAACCGGAGAAGCCCTGCACGGTGGAGCAATGGAAGCGCCAGCAGAAGATCCTGGAGGCCTTTGACAGCTACACCGAACGGAGTACTTCGGGCACTGGTTACCACATTATAGTAAAGGGGAAAATCCCAGCGGGTGTCCACCGCGATAACGTTGAGATTTATTCGACCTCCCGTTATATGGTTTGCACCGGTGATGTGGTTAGAAACTCCCCGATAGCCGAATACCAGGAATTGCTTGACATCCTTTATGGGGAAATGAAACCAGCGGATACCGCCGAGCTCGAAGATTTCGATTCTATAATTGAAGACGAAGACCTGGTGGACATGGCTATGAATGCCGCCAACGGGGAAAAGTTTAACGAACTTTGTAAAGGCGATTGGGCTGCGATGGGTTATGGTAGCCAGAGTGAAGCTGACTTCGCCCTGCTTTCTATCCTCGCTTATTACACCCGCGACAACGACCAGGTACGCCGCGTATTTAGAATGTCCCCATTAGGCCAACGGGAAAAGGCCGTTAAGAACGACCGGTACATTAACTTCGCGATGGGTAAGATAAGGGCTCAGCAACCTAAGATGGTGGACTTTGACCAGTTGGTGTTGGATACCCCAGCCCCCGCCACTAAAGAAACCCCCCTTATTAATAATGCCCCTACGGTACCAGGAGTTTCCTTGCCACCTGGATTAGTGGGGGAGATAGCCCAGTACATCTACCAGACGGCCATCCGCCCAGTTCCAGAAATTGCACTAGGCGCCGCGATAGCCTTAACGGCGGGGATTTGTGGGCGTAGTTATAACATATCGGGTTCTGGCCTTAACCAGTACATAATTCTATTAGCTAAAACGGGGGCAGGTAAGGAAGGGGCTGTAACCGGTATCGACAACCTGGTAGCTTCAGTCCGCCCACAAATTCCCATGGTGGATCAGTTTATTGGTCCAAGTGTTTTTGCTTCTGGGCAAGCTTTGATTAAGGTGTTGGACGAACGCCCTTGTTTTGTTTCGGTGCTAGGGGAGTTTGGTTTGACCCTCCAGCAAATGTGCGACCCTCGGGCAAATGGTCCTCAACTTATGCTTAAACGGGTGCTCCTGGACCTTTATAGTAAATCGGGGTGGAATAAGATTATGCGCAGCACCGTTTATTCTGATACCGAAAAGAATACTAAAATGGTGCAAGCCCCCAACGTAACCATCCTCGGCGAATCGACCCCTGAGACATTCTTCCAAGGGCTAGACCCGATGCACATTGCAGAAGGCCTGATCCCTCGATTTTCCATTATTGAGTATACGGGGTTACGCCCACCTAGAAACCGAAACGCGGGCAGCCCACCTAGCCAGCAATTAGCCCAGAACTTTACAGACCTGGTAACTATTAGTTTAACCACTTCTAATAATGGGACGTGCTGTAATGTGCAAACGGATACAGAGGCCTTGTTGCTTCTTGACCAGTTTGATGCTAAGTCGGACGGTATGATTAACTCAGCGGGTTCGGACGTAGAGATGCAGTTATGGAACCGAGCCCACTTAAAGGCGCTAAAGCTGGGGGCGGTGATAGCCGTTGGAGTAAACCCCCATGCCCCAGTCGTGACCGGTACTATAGCCCAGTGGTCGATTGACTTTATAGAACGGGACGTCACAACGATGGCCACACGGTTTCTCAAGGGGGAGGTGGGTACTGGAGACCATCGCCATGAGGAGGACATCAGACGGGTGGTGGAAGCCTACCTGGCCATGTCACCTGATAAAAGGGAACAGTACGCCGTACCCAAGAAGATGTTGGACCTGCCCGTAATTCCATTCCATTACCTAAGAAGAAGGTTGCGCCTGCTAACTGCGTTTAAGAATGATAGACGGGGCACCGCACGGGCGTTGGAAGATTCGCTAAAGGATATGGTCAAGGCTGATATCCTAAACATGATTCCCCAGCAACAAGCCTTCGAGAAGTTCGGTGTTACAACGGAGGTCTATATTAAGGGTCCAACCTGGTAGTTGATAAGGGGACAGGGTAATATGGCCAGGAAAGGGGGGCACCTCCCCCCCTCAAACCCATAGTGGCTAAGGGGTCGAAGCACATTAGGGATAGAGGGATAGGGGTAAAAAGAAATATATAGATATAGGTATAAGATTACACACGTACTATAAAAGGCCTATACCCTATATCCCCCCTATCCCTTATCCCCCCTATATATATACCTTATTGAATTCATTGGAGTTTATTATAGTTTAAGGGGGATATGATTAAGGGAAGGTTTAATATATAAGGGAAGGTCTTACTATTGTAGGAGTAGATTCCTTAGTTGTTGGTAGTTTAATTAGAGTAGTTTAATTAGAAGTCGACTAGAAGTTGACAAAAGGAGTAAACAGATGGCAGGTGTCAGAAGTCAGAATAAAGGAAAGCGAGCGGAACGGGAAGTCGTAAAGCTATTGCAGCCTGTGGTTAACGAAGTCTATGAGTCAATCGGATTAGAGCCACCAGAGTTACAACGTAATCTAATGCAGTCCCACAAAGGGGGGTATGACCTGGCTGGTCTAGATTGGTTAGCCCTCGAAGTGAAGCACCAGGAAACCTTCCAGTTGACAGCCTGGTGGGAGCAGACAAAACGGCAGGCTGGTACCCAGCGGGAAGGTATTCTTTTCTACCGCCGAAACAATATCAAGTTCCGCGTGCGTATGTTTGCGTACCTGGTAGCTGGGGGGCAAAGAGTGCGCTGCCCTGTGGACATCGAAGTAGAAGCCTTCTTAGCTTATCTGCGGATTAGACTACTTAAAGAGTTGTCCCCTTTAGATTAATCTAATATACTTCAGACTAGGGAGGGGGATTGGCCTCCTCCCTAACAACTAAAAGGGACACCGCTATGCTTAATACTCTAAATCAAATGAAGCTAACTGGTGGGCATAGCAGTCACACCTTTGTTTCTAACCCGACCCTGCTCTACCCTAAAAAGGTGAGCGTGGGTTACCACCCCCAAACCAAGCTCTACCTGGTGGAGATAAACAGCAACAATAATGGGTTGAGCCCCTCCGAGTTCCTGGTAACCAGAAGCCCTGAACATGTTGTCAAGGTAGCGACCGAGTTCCTTGGTGTGGTTATTGATTCTACCAACAAAGAGAATAGAGGTTAATATGAACCGAGAAAGAGTTGAGGTAACAGTCGCTTATCTAATGAATAACCGCTGGAAGATGCACTGCATCAGCTTGGTATGCCGCGAGGTGCTCCAGGCCGTTGGGTTCAATATTCGGTACCGAAATGAGTGGAGAGACGGTGCGAAAGACGGGGTATGCTTCAGCCGTGCAGGTGGGGGGGTGCTGACCGCCAGACGGCTTACAGAAGGCCTGCAGAAGGAATTAGCTAAGCATGTTGAGATTGAGATTGACCTTATGACGGGTAAGTTTTATAAGATTAAGTCTAACCCTTTACCAAGCAAGGAACAGGTGACTAGCGACCAGCTCCTGGCTGAACTGGTGCTCAATGATGCTACGATGGATACCTTATCCAAGCGGCGCAAGGAGATTCTATCTGAGCTTCATGGGCGGGGGTTAGCCCCAGTTAGCGAGGGGCTCATCACCTGGTATAAAGGGCACCCAGCAATACCCATTGAATTTAAAACAAAGAACTAAGAACCAGGAGCCCTCCTGGAGTAGATGCCTTATAATTGATCTATCGAAAGGGGAACCCCCCTAACATCAAAAGGTAACTAAAATGAACAATTCAAGCAAAGTAGAAAAGCAAATTAAAGCCGCAGCTGCCAAAATGACCCGCCGTTTGGAAAGCCAAGGTAAAACCCAAGAGTACATCGCCAAGGCCTTACACATCCACTTCCCAAGCTTACGCCAAGAAAAGTAATCAAACTAAAGGGGTGCTCCAGGTGGAGTACTCCTTTATAATCTAATCTTACCCATTAGTTAGTTCGGAGAAACAAAAATGATTACTTCACACAACGCCCTACCTACCATCTGCAACTTAGCTTCAGGTTACATCTTCGTCCAGGTTAACGAGGGGTCACCTTTTGAACATGGTTACGTAAACTACCTAGGCGGGGTTGGTTATATCGGGCGCCTGGATTCCACCCATCATAACGGGTTTGAACAAATCACATACGACGAATATATCCAGGACCTCGCGCAGGTCTAACCCACTTGCCTCCACCCCCTCCTAGCCCTTGGCTTAGCGAGGGGGTACTATTGGGGCTCATACCAGGAGAACATAATGAAGCCAAAACCTACTAACCAGCACGCCCTAACCCATAGGTCGTTGGATAAGTTTAATAGCGACCAGCTTCGCACAGAGCTTGGCAACAACAATCGGCAAATGAACATCCTCCAGGATCTGAACGAGGCGATCCTCAAACGCCTCCAGGAGCGTGGGCTATCCCCTATTGACGCACCGGAGCGCGGCTTGAAACCCAAAGGGCAAGTCACCCACGTTTGGATGGACGAGGCCGAAAGTATGATGGACCTGGACTTAGGCCAGACCCCGCCAAGCCGAGACTTTACCCTGCAACGGGTGAGCTTCCCAGAACCGATAGTAGTGCTAGCCGACCAGACCCTCGAGCTGGTTATGCAAGGGGGCTCGGTCGTTGGTGTGGACATCACCCCAACCAAGGTGGCAACCCCTCTTTCAGCAGAGGAGCTAAGAGCTGGCGGGTGGTGGCTCGATGAAGTGGGTGGTCAGTCGCTACAAGCGTTGTTCCGAGAGTACAGCGTCAGTACTACTCGCGTATCCAGCCATTGGTTTGGCTCGAGTGTAGGTGATACGTGTGTAATTTCTAGCAGCGATTATGGGTCTAATCTTGGCGGGTTTAAACAAATCCACCACAATGGGGACTTCTTTTACCTCGGAAAGGCACCAAAGTAATCAAACTAAATGTAGCCCTGTCAACCTGGTGGGGCTATAATCTAGATTCACTACTAGGAGAAAGACCATGAGCAACACTATTTATCAAGAGAACGGCTTCGCTAACCGCGAAGAGTACCTGGCTTGGTTAGCCGATGACAATGACGCCGACCTGGATGATATTGTCCGCCCAACCGCAGAGCTACTAGGACCGTCCGAGGATTTTGACGGCCTGGTAACTATGTTGCAAGATGGAGGTTACTAATGGCTAAGCATCGCCGCAAAGCAATCAGCATCAAACGCACCCCCGTGATCGTCTCTGGGGGTCCTTTCGCTGGCCAGGTATTGCGCCTAAGCTCACCAGGTACGCTCACCTTTACCGTCAACGGGGAAACCGGTCGGTACAACGAGGCGGGGGAGTGGGTTCCAGTACAAGGGGAAGGCAAATGAATGGTATACTCCTTTTCGCTGGCGTCCTGGTAGCCGTGACCCTGTGGACAGTCTTGGGGCTAGTAGCAGTTATCAAGGCTGCTGACTGGTTCAAAGAAAAGGAGCCAACCAAGGCCACCGTAGCCCTCGGGGCTTACTTCATCCTAACAGCGGCTATCCTTTATGCCATGGTACGGGCAGGGTACTTTGGGTATCCTTAGCCCCACCCCCTTTTACCTTAACCCCGACTTAACCCTCGGGGTTTTCTTTTACCTGGCCGCCACGAAAGGTATGGGGTGCCCCTCTTTAACCCCTGCTGCTATAATGGCCAAAATGAAGCCAAGGGGATCAAAATGCCAGTGTTTTCTCAGCGCTCTAAAGACCGGTTAGCTACGTGCGACCCGCGCCTAGTCGAGGTTATGAACCTGGCTATTAAGCGTATTGATTTCAGCATCCTAGAAGGCCACCGTGACAAGGAAGGGCAGGACAAAGCCTTCGCCACTGGTAAGTCAAAGGTTCGCTGGCCTAATGGTAAGCACAACAAGATCCCCGCTAAAGCTGTAGATATCCTCCCCTACCCATTCAAGAACATCTATTGGAATCAGCCACAAATATGGGCTGATTATGCAAAAGTGATCCTGGAGTGTGCCCGCGAGCTGGGTTACCACGTTCGCTGGGGAGGCGACTGGAACGAGAACGGTGAGTGGCGTGACGAGCGTTTCTTTGACGGACCGCACTTCGAGCTCATGGGAGAATAAAAGTGTGGGACTCAGAAGAAGGGCGAAAAACCATCGCTTTCGTTCTTCTTGCTGGTAGCGCCGGATTACTGGGGCATCTTATGCGAGTAGTAGAGAGCGAAGGTAAGATTAGGTGGCTTGTTGCAGCTCTAGAGGGGCTGTCCTCAGGCTTTGTCGGGTTCCTGGCCGTCCTAATGTGTAAGGCCATGGGGCTATCCTACGAGTGGACGGGGGTGGTGGTTGGTATCCTCGGATGGTTGGGGGCGGCAGTAAGTGTAAGAATGATTGAAAGCATCATTCGTAAGCGCCTTGGGTTAACTGAAGGTATACCGTTTAGTGTTGACCACAAGGAAACGAAAGATGATTAACATACCTCGAGTTGGGCTCTTGGTTTTGGTCGGGGCTATTAGTCTAGCCCTGATCCTTTTTAGCCTACAAGCCTACTCACAATGGATACAAATGGGTGCCGACCTGGAGCTGGCCAATGGGCGTATAGCCCTCCTCCAAAGCGCCAGTGAGGCCAACGTCAAAACGATCCAGGACCTCCAGGATCAACAACTTCGGGACGCGGCGGCTCTTACCGGCTTAGCTGAAGACCTGGAAGCCATACGGCGTAAAGCTGGGGAGACCCAGAAAGCAGTTAAGAACCTCGAGGTTACCGATGAAAGCGTTAACACTTATCTTCGTCAGCACGTTCCTGATTCTTTGCGTAGGGTGCTCAACGACCGAACCTATCATTAAGATAGAGTTTATTCGGGAAACCCCTCCCGAGAGCCTGCTCCGTGAATGCCAAGCCCCCCAGTACATACCTGTGGCCATCAACGGGGATATCATATCCAACTGGAACTTGGCAGACGAGGCCTATGCCCTATGCGCCGCTCGTGTAAAGAGAATCCAGGAATGGCACGCGGGTAAGCGCCTCTGATTGTTGCTATTCCCCCTCCAACCTACTATCATCCAAAGGGTCAGCTTAGCTGGCCTTTTTACTATTAGAATGGAGGTTCAAGATGACCCAGCCAAAGTCTGGACCAAACGCAAAGAGCCCAGATAGCAAGAACCAGCAGCGCTTAGCCTTGCGAACCAAGGATAAGATGACCCCTGCCATGATTGCTAAACGGGACTTATATATTGAGGGGCTCCTTCAAGGGCTACCCAAGTACCAGGCCGCTATCTATTCTGGTACTCCTACCCGCAGCGCCCACAAAGAGGGCAGCAATATGTTCTGCGAGCCCTATGTCCAGGAGCGTTTCCGAGAGCTCCGCCAAGCCATGGAAGAAGACCAATTACTAGACCGCAAGGAGCTAATCCTTAACGTTAAGTCCATCGCTTTTGACAGCAATGAACAATCAGGACCACGGGTCAGCGCCTGCTCCCTGCTAACCAAACTGTTTGACTGGGAACCTAAACCGGTAACCCCGCTGTTTGATTTACCCCTTACTATTAACCTGGTGGCTAAGCTACCCGAAGTCAAGGACGCTTAATGGAAGTTGAGATCGAGCTCCCACCTAAACTAGTGGAGGTATTCACTGGGGCAGCCCGATATCGAGGCGCATGGGGTGGGCGAGGATCTGGTAAGACCAGGTCCTTTGCCTTAATGACGGCCGTCCGCGCCTACATGTACGCCCAAGCAGGGGTCTCTGGCCAGATCCTATGTGGGCGAGAATATATGAACTCCCTCGAAGATTCTTCTATGGAGGAGATCAAGCAAGCTATAGCATCAGTCCCTTGGCTAGCAGCTTACTTTGAGGTAGGGGAAAAGTACATTCGAACTAAGAACCGCCGTGTCTGGTTTACCTTTACTGGTTTGCGCTACAACCTCGATAGCCTGAAATCCAAAGCTCGTATCCTACTGGCCTGGATTGACGAGGCCGAGAGCGTCTCTGAGATGGCCTACTTAAAACTGAACCCAACTGTCCGTGAGCATGGATCAGAGATTTGGATTACCTGGAACAGAGAGAAGGACGGAAGCCCTACAGATTTAAGATTCATAAAGCACGTCCCTGATAATGCCAAAATAGTAGAAGTTAACTACTCAGACAATCCATGGTTCCCAGATGTCCTGGAGCAAGAGCGCTTAGCCGACCGTGAGCGTATGGATGACCAAACCTACGCATGGGTATGGGATGGGGCTTACCGCGAGAATAGTGAAGCCCAGATACTGGGTGGTAAGTATGTTGTTAGGGAGTTCACCCCTGAGGATGGATGGGAAGGACCATATTACGGGATTGACTGGGGGTTCTCCCAAGACCCAACGGCTGGTGTTAAATGCTGGGTTAATGACTCCCGCCTATATATTGAGTATGAGGCAGGTAAGGTTGGGCTAGGCAATGACCACATTGCTAAGTATTTAATCGAACGCCTTCCTGGTATAGAGCAGCATGTTAGCAGGGCTGATAGTGCTCGTCCTGAAACTATTAACCATGTTAAATCCAGAGGGGATAACGATACGCGGGAGAACCTCCCACGTATCGAAGCCTGCAAGAAGTGGCCAGGTAGTGTTGAGGACGGAATCAGCCATCTTCGTAGTTACAAGGAGATTGTTATCCATCCTCGTTGCCTAAACGTGCTAGGTGAGGCTAGAATGTATAGCTATAAGGTTGACCGCTCTTCAGGGGATGTCCTACCAGATATTGTTGATAAACACAACCACTATATGGATGCTATACGCTACGCCCTTGGTCCTCTAATTAAGCGCCGTAAGCAAACAATCGGCATGATCATTCCTGATAGGTACAAATGATGGATAACTTCAAACAAGACCTTATCACCGCGGTGAACCGGAAAATAGCAGGGGCACGAGAAGCCCTCCACAGTGGCGGTATTGATGCTAAGCGCCCACAGGCCTGGTGCGAGTTTGGGTTCCCTGAGAATATAGCACTGACGAGTTTGTTCCAGACCTATGACCGACACCCCTTGGCCTTCGCCGCGATTGATAAGCGGGGAGCCAAAGTGTGGTCAGATAACCCGTGGGTTATTGAGGGGGAAGAAACAGAGGATGATAAAAAGACTAGCCCGCTGGAAGCTGCCATCACCTCCATGGCCAAGCGCACTGGGCTATGGGAAGCCTTGCACAAGGCAGATGAGTATCGTATGATCGCTGGCTGGGCGGCTATTATCATCCGCGTTGCCGATGGGGGAACCCTTAGAGACCCCGTAACCAAACGCGTCACCCTAGACAGTGTGGTAGAGTTTATCCCTGTGTATGCTAGCCAGATCAAAGCTTCCGCCCATGAAATAGTTGCAGGGGAGAAGGTGATAACGCACTACCAATATACTGAACCCTCTACTGACCTGGCCTCTACTACCATTAAGGATATTCACGCTGATCGTGTCGTTATTGTGGGTAACCCGCTTACTGACCGCTCCCTCCTACGGGCTGGGTACAATGAATTAATCAACCTGGAGAAGATTTCGGGGGGTAGTGGGGAGTCTTTCTTAAAGAACGCATCTAGAGCCATAAGCATCAACTATGGGAAGGACGCCGACTTTGCGGAAATAGCACGGATGTATGGCAAAACACCAGAGCAGATGCACGAGGTGTTAAACGAGGTAGCCCGTGACATCAACATGTCCATAGACACCGTTTTAGCCACCCAAGACGCTTCGGTATCTACCCTAACCGTTGCCATTGCAGATCCAGGTCCTTCCTTTGAGGTGGCGAGCCAAGCCTTTGCGGCCTCGGTCAATACCCCTGTGAAGGTGCTAATAGGTAATGTCACGGGCGAACGGGCTAGTACTGAGGACAACAAAGAATGGGCTGGCACATGTCAAGGCTGGCGTAATAAGCAAGCGGGTAACCTGGTTAGAGGGGTTATTAACCGCTTGATTAAATGGCGCGCCTTGACCCTCCCAAACTTCTCCGTAATCTGGACTGACCTACGGGAGTCCTCCCCAACTGAGCGGGCTGTCTTGGGTAACTTGCTCGCGGACATTGCGCAGAAAATGGCTACGGCTAAGCAAACAGCCAGCGTTCTGGGTAATGATGTGGTCATTAAAGAAGACGAGATACGGACGGTGCTGGGTTATGAAACTATCGAAGAAGCATGACCCTACCCATACAGCCACGAGAGTAAATTCGGCTCAGGCTCAGATGCGGCGGCGGATGCGGGAACTAGCTAAGGCTTGCCAGGATTACGTTCTGGGTATGTCCAGGATGGAGGTCAATAAAGAGTATTCTTTTGAGACTGATCCGTTCATTATGACAAGGGTGCGCCAGGACATCCAGGACCTAGCGGGCTCCTACCTGCTCGAGGGGGATTGGCTGGTGGCTGAGTACGTCCAGCCTACCTATGCCGCAGGGACAATCCAGGCGGCCGCCACCCTCGGGGCTCAAACAAAGATATATAGTAACCCCCCAATGAACGCAGTGACCACACCTATCTATCAGGCACGCGTTGCTTTGGTAAAGGCACGGACTTTCGAAGAAATGTTAGGGTTCACAGACCTGGTCTCTGGTAAGGTTCGGGACATATTAGGGCGGGCAATCCTGGACGGGCTGAACCCACTGCAAGTAGCCCAAGATATAGCCAATGCGGTTAACGGGGAACTCTGGCGGGGGGAAAGAATAGCCCGCACCGAGATTACTTCAGCCCTACGCCGTGGGCGAATGGACGAAGCTGAGGAGGCCAGTGCTTCAACGGGTATGCGGGTTATGTTGATGCATATCAGCGGTTTCGCCCCAACTAGCCGTCCCCATCATATGGCCAGGCATGGTACACTACATACAATCCCTGCCCAGCGCCTTTGGTGGTCTGTAGATGCTAACTCTATCAATTGTCTTTGTAACACCCTAGAAGTGTTCGTGGATGATGATGGGGAGCCCTTGGCACCTGGCATGCTGAAACGTGCCCAACAAATCAAAGATAAATACGAGGCTAAAAAAGCATGAACTATTTCGTCCCCCCTGTACCCCGCTCCGAGTTGGGGCTCATTGTTAACAATGCTGCAAAGTCCCACCAGCAGTTTCGGGTCAACCTGGCCACGGTAGTGCAACCTTCCTTGATTAGAGAGGAACTTTACAATAACCGTTTGTTTATTGTCCTCCCTAGCAAGACCCTCCCTGACAATATCGTGATGAATGATATGCTTTACCCAGCCAGTGAGATCGCTGCTAGTTTTAAAGGACTGGAAGGTACCCCCGCACCGTTAGGCCACCCTGTGGTCAATGGGGAGTATGTCCCAGCCACCCACCCCGAAGCTTATCTGTTTAGTGTTGGTGCCCTTAACAAGAATGTGCGCCGCGAGAACGGAAGCGTTTATATTGAGAAGTGGATTGACAAGGCCTACGCCCAGCAGGTAGCCCCTGAGTTAATGGATGCTATCAATGAAGGCAAACCCATTAGCACCAGCACTGGCCTATTGTGTGACCGGTACCCAGTAACAGGTAAGGCTTACTCCTTCGAAGCACGAAACATGCGCTTTGACCATGATGCTATCTTGCTCCACGAAACCCCTGCCGCGGGTATTGATCAAGGGGTAGGTATGCTTGTTAATCAGCAGTTCGTTATCAACGCTGTCCTGGACCAATCTGAAGCCGACAAGCGGGAAGCCCTCAACCTCGCCCTTCCTGAAGATTCCTGGATCATAGATTATGATGAGGATACCTTGATTTATAGTGATGCCAACGGAAAGAAGATGGCCGTCCCGTATGAAATTAAAGACGGTGTTGCCATCCTTACGGGGGAGCATTATACTGTGAAACGTAAAACAAAGTGGGAGCGCCTTATAGAAGCTCTTACACCCTCTAGCCCTGTACAGGTGAATAAAATGGATGAAGAATTAAAAGCGATGCTAACTGCAAACGCTCTAGCTGCAGAAGCAAACGCTGCCGCAATCGCGGAACTCAGTGGTGCTGTTGCTAAGGTGGCTGCTACTATGGACGCGATCCAAGGTGAGCAAATCAAACTGGCTGAAGCCACAACCAACGCTGCTCTTGCAGACAAGCGCGCAGTTGTTGCTGCTGCCCTCGGCGAGACTGTGGCTAATGCCCTATCAGGCGAAGCTTTAGACGCAGCCTTGGCAAAGTGCCAACCACCTGCCGCCCCTGTCCTGGCTGGCCTCCACACTAACACCGCGGACGACTTAGCGTCTTACGAGAAGGAGTAATTTATGCCTCGGTATAATCGCATCAACCTAGATGGTAAGTCCATCACAGAAACCCGTACTAGTGCCGCGGATGTGTTACCAGGCCAGCTAATGCAAATTACGGCAGGCAAGTTTGTTGTCCCGACAGCGGCCACTACCCAGCAGCTCTTTGTTGCTAACGCAGCCCACTTGCAAGGCCTGGATGCAGCTACGGCTATCCCAGCTGGCGATAGTATTGAAGGCGAGTACCTGGAGACAGGGCGCGAGATGGCGGCTCTTGTTTCCCCTACCTTAGTCCTGGTAGAAGGCACCCCTTTGTCCGTGGCCGCTACAGGTTACTTGATTGCGCCAACTGATATCACTGTTGGTACTGGTACAGTCAAATCCCCAATTGTAGCATACGCGCAGGAAGCCCTAACTGTTGGTGCTGCTGCTGAATTAGTCTTAGTGCGAGGAGCATAAGTATGATTATCATTAACAAGGCTAACCTTGTTTTGCACCCGCGCTTGGCCGCACACGCAGAGCAGGAACTAGGCCAGCGTTTGTACCATAACCGTTTGCAAGAAGCACATGCCCAGAATGACCCTAGCACCATGCAGGTGAACCGAGCTGGTGTTTACACACGTGACTTCTGGCTAGAGATTGACCGTGAAGCAGCTGCTGTCGCTGCGGATACCCGTGGTCGTGAAATCTATGATGACTTGCAGGCCTTGGTAACTGTTCTTAACCTTGGTAAGACCGTAAAGGCCTACACCAATACTGGGGACATTGCCAAGGATGTTAAGATCACCATGGATGGCCAGGCGCCGTTTACTTTTGACCACACTGGCTATGGTGGTGATGGTGACCCTATCCCGATGTTCACAGCAGGCTATGGCGTAAACTTCCGCCACCAGCTTGGTGCTGAATCGGATATGCTTCCCCTTATGTTGGACTCACAACGCGCCAAGCTAGAAGTGTTCTACGCGAACACCAACAACTACGCTTTGAATGGTTCGGCTTATATTAGCGAAGCTGGTTTCAAGGGCGAAGGCCTAAAGAACCACCGTAACACGGCTAAGATCAACCTCGGCGCAGCTGGGGCTAATATTGACTTGACCGCAGCGGGCACCACTAACGATGCGATTATTTCTTTCTTCACCGTTACTCTACGCAGCGTGCTGGATACTAATAACATCCCTGCTGTTGATAAGTTCTGGATGTCTAAAGAAATGGCCGCCCGTTTTGCCCAGCCGTTTAGTGCCTCAACTGGTTTTAAGGAAGGTACCCTCCTGGAGAACATCCAGCGTTTGGCACCGTTTATTAAAGAGTTTGGCACGGCCTACACCTCAGACCTTATCGCACCTGAAAACGCGGGCGCTGGTATCGTCAATGGTTTGACTGGTAATGAGTTCCTGGCCTACGTCAAGAACAAATCGTTCATTGAGATCCCAACTGGCCAAGCAGTGCAGATTGTACCATTGCCCCGCCTAATGCCTCGTGAGAACTTCAACAACGATGTCAGTACGGCCTTCGGTGTGCAGGTTAAAAAGTCCCGCGGTAACAGCGGTGTATTCTACGGCGCGAGTATCTCATAATGAAAAAGTTTATTGTTGTGAACCCGTGGGAGAAGGGGCAGAAGGCAGGGGACGTCTTTATGACGAAGAACCTGCACCCTGTGCTCCGTAACCACGTAATTGCAGCTGCAGACCAGGTTGCTGAAGCCAAGGATAATTCTGAGCTCCTAGCTGCACTAGAAGCCAAGGACTTGGTTATTGCTGAGCTCGAAGCCAAACTAGAAGCCAAGGTCGCTGAATCAGAAGCCAAGGATACTGCGGCCACCACAGCACCCAAAGGCAAGGCAGAAGCGGCCAAACCTGGTGACGCTGCTTGGGCTCCTAAGAAGTAACTTATACCCCCACCCTTAAAAGTGGGGGTAACCATAGGGGATAACGATGACTTTTGACCAAGCTAAGGCCTACCTGCTTTCTATGGGGATTGAACCACCAGATGCTATCATCAGTGCTTGGTTGGCCGTTTTCCTGGAGGTAGACGGTTGCCTTGATGCCAACTATAACCCCGAGGTTAAGTTACTAATACTCAGCAGCCTGATAGCTTTGTTTGGCCTTACAGCCGGTACCCGTTACATAGCAAGCCAGTCCGCCCCTAGTGGGGCTTCCCGCTCCTTCCGCTACGGGGATTTACAGAACCTCTGGAAAGGGCAATTAAACATGATTCGTCTACTAGATAAGTATAATTGTGTTGGTGCTTTGATCCCTGAAGCTCCTAGTAAGTCCGGCGCCTTCCTTGGGGTTGGAAAAGGTGGGGCTTATTGTTAGTACCATCCATAGTAAAAAGGACCTTCAATGGTCCTTTTTATTGCCTAGAATAAGGTGCTAATTGAATTCAGTTGCTAACATTAAGCTGCTCCGTTATAATGCCAGAAAGAGCATCCTAAAGGGGGTCCAATGTCAACAACTGCTAACTGGTCCTATACTAATGTTGCCACAGTGTGGCCGTTAGAGGGCGAGGCCGATGCTTGGGCAGACCAGGAGAAAACTTACGGCACCCCTTACACCATTGCCTGCACTTGGGTTACGGGGGCTGGCCGCACGGTTAGTGGGGATCGCACCATGGATAATAATGGGGTTGAATTTACTCCCAGCTGTTCATACTACCATGAAGATCCACGCCCTAAGTATGGTGACTGGATTGTGAGAGGGAACGGGGCAGACCGCTTACTGGGGGAGATGATTAAATCCCATGCTGAGTACGATATGAGCTTCTTCGGGGAGTTTCCTGATTACATGAGTATTGTTTAATGGCAATCAAGGGAATGGCCAAGGTCAAGAGCAATGTCGGCCGAATATTGCTGAAGGGGATACCCGATAAGGCCGAGGCCGCTATGCATGTCGCCACGAGCATTATAGGGGGCTACGCCAATATGCTAACCCCAGTGGATACGGGCACCTTAGCCGCTAGCCAGTATCGGAGGGTGTTTACTGAACGGGGTACGGTTGTCGGGGCTGTTGGGTACACCGCCAGGTATGCAGCTTGGGTTCATGAGATGAGTGGGAAATTAAAAGGGCAACCCCGAGCTCACTTTGGTAAGACTAGAGCAGGGGTTGAGTTTGGTGGAGGTACTGAAAGGGGCAACTATTGGGACCCCGATGCGGAACCCAAGTTCCTTGCAAAAGCAGGGGACGATAATGCGTCCGAGATTGATAACGCGGTACAGAGGGCTATGAAGCTATGATTCCTATTTTAGTAAGTTTTGTATTTCACGCAGTGCTTTTCTTGTTCCTTTATGTAGTTGCGGGGATGTGGCTATTAGCCCAACCAAAGGCCATTCGCTTTGTGGCGCGGAATAACATGGATTCTGATAATTGGCACCTTTTGCGAACTATTGCATTATGGCCATGCGTCCTATACCTGGCCTATTTTAAGGAAGATGACTAATGAACCCCCTGTCCCTTTTTAAGGCTTGGCTTCTGGATGTCCCTACCGCAAGTGATTACAAACTTGCTTGGGGGCACTGGTCCACTTTTGAAGGGAGCATAGCGGGGCGCTATATATCCTACAGTGTGGTAGGGGGTGGAGCCCCTCGGGAGTTATCCACTCGTACCCCGCAACTTATGCTCACCATAGTTGGGGCTAAAGAGGAAGGGGTAAGCACCATCCAAGGCTTGGCCGAGAGTATCCTGGCCTACGCTGAACAAATTCCACCACAGTGTGCTATCGTGGCGGTTAACCCATTGGGCGACATAGTAGGTCCAATGACTACAAGTGGTGGTCGACCACTGCTGACTTTAACTTTACAAATGATTCTCTAGAGGATTTACTTATGGCCTTACCAACTAAACCGAATTGCCCTACCAGTAAGATTATTGGTAAGCAAGTAGGTATTGCAATTAACTGGGAGCAATGCGGCGATGTAGCCGATCCGACCCTCCTTGTCTTCAAACCCCTTGGTGGTATGCAGACAAAGGGCGTTGACCGGTCGCAAGCAACGGAAGACGTAACCGATGACGCTACCATTGGCGACTTCGCTGAAATGATTGGTACAATTAAATCATTTAGCCTTTCGGCGTCTGGTTTCATGAACCACACCGATAGCGCCGTCAGTAACCTGGTGGCCTTAGACGGCCTCTATTCCCAACCTGGTTCTACTATGCTCCACGTTCGCATTACGGAGCCCCACTTGACCACCTATGTTTACATGATTGTAAGCAACTTCTCTAAAGACTGGCCTTCCACAGCGCCAATTACTTTTGAGCTGGAAATGGTTGCCACAACTAGCACCTACGGGGTTAAGGTGGTGGAGACAACTGCCTTTGTTGCTCCAACCTCTGTAACCGTTAGTCCTGCCACCTTGGCCTTGACCGTTGGCCAGAAATCAGCCTTAATTTCTTCTGTTTCTCCTGCAGGAGCCCCTCAGGCCTTGATTTGGACTACGGATAAGCCTTTATTCGCTACGGTTTCCCCACTAGGGGTAGTGACTGCTGTTGCAGCTGGTGTGGCTAAGATCACAGGGACTAGCCCTTCTGACCCTAGCAAATCGGCCTTCAGTACTATTACTGTATCCTAATCTGGCCAGGCCAAGGATGGCCAACCACTGGAGGTTTCCATGCGAGCAATTACCTCTATCGGACAGGTGGGGATTAACACCCCTAGTGGGGAGTACTTACTAACCCCTTCTCTAGCCGCAATTGCCTCTTTAAAAGAACCAGTTGATTTGTACACCGATTTACTGTCTCAAGACACCCCGCACGAATACCGTATGGAGATAGCCCACCAGGTTATCCTAGCTTGTAGTAATGACCGTTCTATAACCAAGTGGCTTGGGCTCCAGCTGGTCGGTAAACCGCGTGTTAGAAAGGGGGTGGTAACTAAAACTTACGGCGAAGTTTATATAGATGACATCCATGCTGTGGCTATAGCAGAGTCCCTCCTCTTTCACGGTATGGTAGGGAAGCTGGAACGCAGACCCTCCACCATTGCTGAAACCGATTACACCAGTACCTTTAACCCTGTTGAATGGGTCGCCGCAGTGGTTGCCCACTTAGGGCTAAGTGAGACGGACGCTTGGGGTATGACTATGACCAGTGTCCTAGCCATACTAAAAACGAAGTTCCCACCTTCTGAAAAACAAAAGGCTCTGGACAACCTCCAGGACAATAAAGCAACTCATGATGAATGGTATCGCTCCATCTATGGTCCTGATGCTATTTAAAGCTGGCTAGTATGCTTTAACATGGGTTAATATCTGAGCATTACTAAGGGCTGGTTATTATTATGAATGCAGGTGAAATCGAGTATACAGTTAGTGTCGAAACGCAAGCCTCGATCGATGCTGCCAAGAAGATTAATGACTCCCTTGGTAAAACTGAAAAACAAATGAAGAACACGGAGACCGCCAGTGGGAAACTGGGGGGAGGGCTAAAGAAACTAACCACAGACATCAGACGGGCATCTTCAGAGGCCGATGTCTCTAATAAACGTTTCTCGGCCTTAGGTAAGGTCATCGGTTCCGTGATTGCCTTTATGGGCAGTAAGGCCATCATTAACATGGCCGATAGCTACATGGAGATGAGCAGCCGACTCAAGCAAACCACTGCTGACGCCGAGGAGTATAACAAGGTCCAGGAACGATTATTAGCAACGGCTAATAATACCTACCGCCCCCTAGAAGAAGCGGCCGAAGTTTATATTCGCACTAGTAGTGCTATTAAGGATCTAGGCTATAATACAGACCAGGCCTTAGACATAACGGACTCCTTTAGCTACCTCCTGGTAACTAACGCTGCTTCCTCTGAAAGAGCGGCGAGCGCTGTTAATGCTTACTCCAAGGCCATCCAGACAGGTAAGGTATCTAGTGAGTCCTGGCAATCCCTGCTGGCAGCTATGCCAACTGTTGTTGAGGACATAGCCACAGCCACTGGGCGTACTGAAGCTGAGATCCGCAAGCTAGGTATTGAGGGCTCCTTGAGCCTGGAAGCTTTAAACGAAGCACTGCTCCGGTCTAAGGATAAGAACCTGGAACTAGCTGACGCAATGGACACCACTGTTGGTGATGCCGTAGTGGCCTTCCAAAACTCAATGCTGGTCTTTGTTGGTAAGGTTAATGAGTCTTCTGGGGCTACCACTGGGCTGGTTACTGGTATCTCTAAGATGGCCGAGATGCTTCAAGACCCCGCTACCATCAAAGCGGCACAAGACCTGGCCGCAGGGGTGGTAACTGCTTTCATATCTATTATTGAAGCCGTTCAAAAGACGGTGGAGATTGTCCAATGGGGGGCTGAATCCCTAGCTGCTGCGATGCACGGTCCTGCCCTCGATGATGTGGTTAGAATGGGGGACCATATCGAAGACCTGGAAATGAAAGCCAAGAATATGCGGGACGAGCTGGATCGCACTAGGCTCCTCCGTATTAACCCTTTCAAATCAACTGAAGAATACCAGGCTGAATACAACGCTATCCTCAAACAGATTGCTTTTTATAAGGCAGCAGTGGAGGACGCCCAGAACCCAAAACTCCCCCCAAAAAACAAGGAAGATGACACCCCTGATACTACCCCTAAGACCGAGGTAGTAGACGCTTCCACAAATTCAATTAAGAAGCACACAGCTGCGCGTAAGCGATTAACCGATGCTGAAAGAGAAGCCGCCTCCTTGGCTAAGAAGTTAGCTGATGCAGAAAAGGCTAACCTTGACGTTATGGATAAGTTGGCCGAGTCCATATACCAAACCTTCCTTAATGCTGATGAGTTAGTTAAGCGCCAAGCCGAACTTAGCCTCAATGAGTATGCCACCCCAGAACAAGTTGAGATGGTCCGCCAGATGGCGGGGGAGCTGAAGAACTTAAAGGATATTCAGTCCCGTAAAGAAGAGTTTAAGAATGGGGTGGAGTCCACAATCAAGGGTGACGTCCCTATCCTATCGGGCGGAGCCTTTGACGACGGAACTGCCCGTTACGAGGCCGAGGCCGCTGCCGAATCTGCCAGGTATGCGGAGCAACTAGAAAGGCTTAAAGAAGCAGAAGAATTAAAGCTAGAGGTCGTTGGGGGTTATGACCTGATGCGGGAAGAGCTCTACCAGGAGCATAGCGACCGCATGGCCGAGATTGACCGTGTCCGCACTGAGATGCAGCTCACCCAATGGGCGGAAGGCTTTGGTAACATGGCTAAAGGTCTCCAGGACTTTGCCCAAGTCTTTGGCAAAGAAAACAAGGCCATGTTTGCGATGAGCAAGGCCGCTGCTATTGCTCAAGCTGTTATCAATACCTACCAAGCGGCCACCGCTGCAATGTCGGCAATGTCGGCCATCCCGATTGTTGGTCCAGCGCTGGGTATTGTTGCTGCAGCCGCAGCCGTTGCAGGCGGTATGGCTCAAGTAGCCAAGATCCGAAGTCAGAATATGGGCGGCGGCAGGCGCTACGGTGGTAAGGTCCAGGATAATAAGTACTACCGAGTAAACGAGGACGGGCGCCCTGAGATATTTAAAGGGGCTGATGGTTCCCAATACATGATGCCGAACCAGAAAGGGGAGGTGATTAGTCATGACGATGCTATGGGTGGTGGCCAGCGGGGCGGGAACACAGTTAATGTGACCCAGAACATAACTATGAGTTCAAATAACGGAAACGCTACGGCCAAGCAGGTTATGCTGGAAGCTTCCCAAAGACAAGCAATTGCAGAGGCGAGGTTGGGGTGATGGATTTTATTGAAAAGCGATTACTAGATAAGGTTTCTTTCAACTCCCAGTTTGGGCTTGAATTTAAAACCAATATACAACAGATGCGGAACGGTTTTGAGTCCCGCCTGTCTGAGTGGGTTAACCCGCTCCGCCCCCTTAATGTTGTTTTCCGCCTACTAACCCCGACTGACCGAGAAACCCTGCAAGATGCTTTTCTGGTGTGTAAGGGGAGGGCAGTAGGGTTCCGTTTTAGAGACCCGCTTAATTATAAGTGCGATAACATGTTTCTAGGGGTTGGCGATGGGACGGAGCAAGTCCTGCAGCTTAAAAAGACCAGCCGTTTTATGGTTTCGGCGTCTTACCCAATTAAGAAACCTGTGGCCAGTACTATTGTAGTGCTTTCTAATGGGAACCCAATACCCTTTACTTTGGATAGCACTAAAGGCCTAGTAACGGTTACAGCCCCCAGTGGGCATGCCCTTACCTGGTCAGGGGAGTATGACACCCCAGTCCGGTTCGATAGTGATAAACTAACCTGGACTTACGTAACCAAAGCTTCTGAGGGGTGCAATCTTCCTCGGGACATAAGGGCTACGACAGACGTTGGCCTCCAGGAGATTCGTACATGACCCGCAGAATCAATCCAGCCCTTTATAACCATCTACAGGGGCAAGTAACCACAGTATGTGAATTACTCCGCCTTCGCTTGCTAGATGGGCGGCTATTTGGTATAACTAGTTTAGACACTGACTTGTTCTACGACAATATGTGGTGGCGGGCTATTACTGGGTTCGATTCATCTATTATTAAAACGGATACAGACCTTAGCGTTGATAACTCTGAAGCTATTATGCTTCTGTTTGAGACCCTCCACCTGGAAGGATTAACCATTGACGAAGTTGCTTCTGGAGTCCTAGATGATGCCAGGTATGAGTTCTTCTTAATTAATTACGAGGACCTAAGTCAAGCCCTCCTATTAGATGCAGGGGATGTTGGGGAGGTTACGGTCAAGAATAAAAGGGTAGCTACTCTAGAGTTACTAAGTTTTGCTGTGCGCCTAAGACAAGTTATAGGTGGGGTGGACTCTGTTAGGTGCAGGGCTGTATTCGGCTCGCCACCAAGCTCCCAATTAGGGTGCGGTGTCAATGCCGACCTCCTATGGAAAAACGCGACAGTAACCGGTGTAGGGGGCGAACGCCGCAGGATCTTTGCTGACAGCTCTATCCCATTGGCAACTGTGCCCCTAACTGGTAGAGTTCAGTTTACCAGCGGGAGAAACAGGTCCCCTCGCCTTTACCAGGTTGAGGGGTACAGCAGTACCAGTGGCACAGTTGCTTTAATAGAATCCACCCCCTATGATATCCAGGTTGGGGATACTTTTAAAATCAGGCCAGATTGCAACAAGCTTCCGGATGATTGCAAGCGTTATTTGAACTTTATTAATTACAAGGGCGAACCTTATATCCCTGTAGCGGATGGGCTAGAGGGCGCCACACCAAACGCCCAACTAGCTGGCGGGGTTACAGGAGGGGTTACCATTGAAGAATAAGGATAAGTGTATTGAAGCTGCCCGATCTTACATTGGAGCCCAATGGCGCCATCTAGGGCGTAAGCCTTGGGCTGTGGACTGTATTGGGTTAGTTGTCCTCTCCCTAGCCGCTGGTGGCATATATATGCGCGACCGTACTAATTATGGGCGTGAACCGTGGAGGGATGGTCTTCAGGAGGATATGAGAAGCCACTTTGGCCAGGAGCTCCCACTGGAGCAAATGCAGGAAGGGGACATAGTCCTTATGAAGTGGGACGACCAACCAGCCCCTGCTCATGTTGGTATTATAACGAAGACCACACATGGCCTTGGGGTTATACATAGTTACAGTGAAATTAGTGTAACTGAACATGATATAGACGCCGACTGGAGGCGCCGTATGATTTGTGTATGGCGCCCTGATTGGAGTAACCCTTAATGTCTTTGAGTGCAATGCTTTTTGGGTCTGGCAGCAAGATCCATAAGATCACTAATATTCTTGGCCTAGGTATACCCAGCCTTTTGAACAAGGCCTTTATGGGGAAAGACCCTAAGATGGCCGCCATAACCCTTGGTGAGTTGTCCCAGCAAACAGCCAAAGAAGGAGAACCCCGCCCGATTGCTTATGGTATTTGCAGGCCTATTGGTACAAATGTGATCTACCAGTCCCAGCCCATACGCCGCATGGTTAAGACCTATGTTGGTAAGGCTGGGGGTAAAGGTGGTAGTAAAAAGAAAAAACAGTACCAGGACGTGGAGCATGTCTATCGTTACTACGCCCTCAGAGTTTGTGAAGGACCTATTACAGGGTACCGTAGGATCTGGCGCAATGGTACCCTTGTCTACGACGCCCGTAAAGGGAGTGCGTGGGGGGCTAAGAACAACCATTTATTCTTTAAGACGTATCGACTGTACACTGGGGGTTGGGATCAAATGCCAGACCCTGCCATGCAGTCAATGTTGAAAACCACGGATATACCAGCCTTTCGTGGAACGGCTTACTTGATGGCGGTTAACGAGGACTTGACTGACCTGGGTGGGGCTATCCCACAGTGGCAGTTTGAAGTTGTTAGGAGTGAGGGCTACTACTTAACGTCGCGACCTTATGCGTTTGAAGATGAACCTGGTAGCGGGGCTTTTGCGGTATCTGTTAAAGAAAGTCCGAGCATGGATATTGTCGAGCAGTCAGGCTCTACAGGTGTGGCTATCCTAGGTGGTCAATCTAGTGGTACGTGGAAGCAAGCACCAGAACCTGAAGAAATGAACGCCACAGGCTGGGTTGACAGTATCACTATGATTCGCACTACGCGTTATAGTAGTATGGACGCAGACGTTGAGCTGATGAACGCCACCGGTTGGGTTGATAGTATTACCATGACTCGCACTACGAGATATAGTAACTACAGTGTCGAGCCACAAGAAATGAACGCCACAGGCTGGGTTAACGAGATTGTTATGACGAGGACAGTTTTCGTATTTGAACCTCCAACCAATCTTAAGGGGGTTTATAGTGACAGCTAAAATAACACTAACATGGGATAATGGTAGTAGCGAGCATGTTGACCAGGTCGTTTATAGGTCTGCAGAAACATTTACAGTTGACAATTTACCGCTAGTTCTTGCGCGTGTTGGGAGAAATGCGCGAGAGTATATTGACACCGCCATTGTTACGGGGAATGTATATTTCTACGCAGTTGCCAGCGAGAATGCCGTGGGTGAGATTTTATTGAGTTCTGTTATTTCAGTTGCAGCAGGAGAATCAGATGGCGATCCGCACTGGGATAAAGTGATGTCGCTGTTGCATTTTGATGGGGATTTAACTGATGAGACTGGGCGGATATGGGATCAGTTAGGCGCTCCAATAATAGGTGGTGCTGGACGATTCGGAGGGTGCATCACATTTTCAGGAAGCCCTTCCGAGAGGTTAACTACTGCGCACCAAGCGTTTGGCGTCGATGACTGGACAGTGGAGATGTGGATTAAATTCAGCCTCACATCTGGGCAGCAGAACTTTTTTGAAAATCTGAATAGCGCTGGGATAAATCCATCGGGGCGGTTCACGATTTACCAAGCAGCTGCGTCACTCCGAGTTTTTATCAATAGCGCAGATAGAATCAGTACACCTGTTCCATCAACCAACACATGGCATCATCTTTCTGTGTCTTGCGAATCAGGGCTGGTTCGTTTGTTTGTGGATGGGGCTATCAAAGGCAGCTGGAACAGCGGAGGTCTGAATTTTGACCAAACATTGACGATTTTTGGTGCAGGCTTTGGAACAGATTCATTGTTTGGTTCACTTGACGAGTTCCGCATCACAAAAGGTGTAGCCCGTTATATAGAAAACTTCACACCACCAACAGAACCATTCCCAAATTATCAGGAGATGAATATATGATTTTAGGAAGCAGAGCAGAATTAGCAGGGCGCGTTAAGCTGCAAATCAGCGGTGGCGCGCGCGGGACGATTGATTATCCGTGGCAGGATAATATGATCTTGGACCAGGGGTTTGTGCAGTTGATTGTTCATCCAGGTACTTCAGATCCGATTGCTTTTGCATCATTCGGGGTTGGCAGCTCTAGCCAAGCTGTTCAAGCTACAGATACCGGATTAATAGCACCAATTGCCTTTACGCCAACTTCCTATCTTGGTGTAACACAGGGGTGGAGTGCAGAGGGCGGTTTCGGGTGGAGTCGGGCAACGTATTCTTTTGCGCGAGGTGCAGCGGCAGGGAACATTAGTGAACTTACAACGGGTTACAATAATAATAATACATCAGCAATGGCTAGAGCATTAGTTCGGGACGCTCAAGGTAATCCGGCAACAATCACTGTTCTAAGCGATGAGGTTTTAACGATTACCTGGGAGTGGCGCAAGTGGTGGACTGTTAGCGAGTCGCATGAGATTGAATATTTAGTGGATGACGTGCCGAAAACAACCACTGTTAGTTATAAACAAAATCTATCCACTGGCTCGTCTGGTCTAGGAAACGGCGGAGTAACGTCTATCGGATCACAGCTGATTAGCAGCAGCGGGGGTGTTTTTGTCGGTGAGTTTAAAACTACTTTTACAGAAGCGCAGGGTAATCCGCAGGCGTCTTCAGTTGGTACAGTAGGCGATGCGGGAACTGGGGGTCAAAACGTTATTGGAAAAGTATTCCCTCACGACGCAGCCTACGCCACATTCGCCCCTCCAATCGCTAAAACAAACGCATTTAGGCTTGAGATTCGACACCGCATAGCATTAACGAGGCATGAACCATGATTAGTATTCACACCCAATCTAAAGGCTTTTACAGCTTAGAGGTATTAGACGCAAACGGTAACGTAACGCGCTCTACAGACTGGATGCCTAACCTAATCCTGGACCAAGGTTTACTACGCATGGGGGCTAACAGCGACTACTTGAATGTGTGTAGCGTTGGTGGTGGTATATCAACTCCACAACCTGGTGACACAGCACTGCAAACCAGGATCGCTCAATCAAGCACTGTATCTGACGTGGTGAATGGAGCGCAAGCTGAAGCACCTTACTATGCATATAGCAGGCGTACTTTTACCTTTACGGCTGGTAGCGTTGTTGGCTTAGTTGGTGAATTGGCAGTAGGTTGGGGCGGCAATGCTGGGCAGTTGTTCAGCCGTGCGTTGGTGCGTAATGCAAACGGCGCGCCACAAGCCCTGCCTGTTTTAGCAGACGAAACTTTGCGCGTTACTTTTGAGCATCGTTATTATCCGCTACTAACTGATACTACCGGCGTGCTGACGGTATCGGGGGCTATCGGTGGACAGTACGCGTGCATCATTCGTCCGTCAATGGTGAGTACAGCTACACAGTGGACGGCTAACAGCGCACAGAATAACGGATCGCGACTATCAGTCACGGCTTACAATGGTGAGATAGGTGGTATCACAGAGCAGCCTAGTGGCAACCGATTAACCATGACTGGTGTTACTGGTACTGTTAGCGACACAACGGCCATTTTCTCGCACAGTTATGAGAACGCTAACCTTAACGTTTCAGGCGGCATACGCTCGCTAATGTTCGCTATGGGTAATGGCACGTGGCAAGTGCAGTTTACGCCTGCAATACCTAAAGATGCGGACAGCTCGCTTAGGCTGCAGTTTAGCCACACCTGGGGGAGAAGGTAATGTCTCTCCCTGACCTAGTTTTGGCTAGCCAATCCATACCAGCCGTGTTCATCGGTGGGCGTGCTTTTCCCGTGCAGAAACACATTGACTACGAGTGGGGACCAATCGCAATCAGTGATCCGTCAAAAGGTAGCATGTATCAAATCTGGCGCGCGCGGATGGAGAATGATTACGTCTACCTAAGCGCCCCAAACGTGCCCGAGTTCGTGCTACTCGACCTGCCCAACGTCACTGAAATTAGCTTTACTTTCGATCAGAACGGCAGGCACATTTTCGTATACGTTCAGGCTGGCGTGGCTAAGATGCACTGGTATGACACAAGCGTTTCTGAGTACGTTACGACTACATTTAGCGGGGATGTTATTACCCCTCGCATTGCCCTAGACGATAAGCGCGACATGCAGCGTGGCATCAGTGACGTGTTACTATTCTACGTCAAGCCAACACGTAACGCTCAAGGCGTACAGATTGGGGGTGATTTATATATGAGGGTGCAGAGAGACAGGTATGGTGTTGAGTACCACATGGCCACCCAGCTGACGGGCGGTGTTGTAAAGTGTGGCATGATGAACAACTGGCGGCTCGGGGTGCAGCTTGAGCAGTATCAACCAGCGGTGATTGTATGAGCCTAATATCAAAGTGGAATCCGTCTCTAGTAATTGATGATGACCTGATGAGCTGGTCCTTGGGTAACCTTATCATTGACCTATGCAGCCGTGTTGGTCTCGAGCCAGACATGTATGACGTGGGCAGTTTAGAGGGTAGGGTTAAAGGGCTCTTGGTTAGTAACAATAATGCTGTAACTAGCATAATCAGTGCCCTCGCCCAGAACCACCCTTTTGATATCAGCAATCATGGCGGGGTCGTCCACTGCATACCACGGGGCGGGGTAGTAGCTCGGGTTATTGATATGGATGACCTTATAGAGTCGGACGATTTTGATAAGCGGACCAGGAGCGACTCGATCAACGTTCCATTAACGATGCACCTTGAATACTTCGACCTGGATGGGGGTTTAAACCCTGATATGCAAACCAGCGAAAGGTCTGTAGATACCCGAGCTAAGAACTCTAAGAAATTGCAAACCCCCGAACTATTAACTGCAGACGAAGCAGCCCAGTCTGTGGCCATTGCCCACAAGTTGGCTATTGAGGAGCAGAGGGGTAGTTTTGAATTCCAGCTAACGCGCAAGTACCTGGAGTTAGTTTGTGGGGACGTTATCCTTATGGACGGGGAGCGCATGCGTATTAGCTCAGTGGACGTAGATACCAACTCGCAGAAGTACCAGGCCAGCTTTGATCGGTTGAGTGCGTACCAGTCCACGGTGCAGGGGGTTCCTGCCCAGCAGCCTACCCCACCTCCTGATAAGGTTATTGGACCAACCGAGGTTCAATTGATTGATAGCCACATACTTAGCGACATGGACGATACGCTTGGTTTCTACCTGATAGGTGTACGCACCACAGATGCTTGGGAAGGAGCGGCCGTAGAAATTAGTATTGACGGAGGGGAGTCTTACGTCCAGGAGCTAAGCATCGGATCTGAGGGGGTCATTGGCTTCCTGACAGCTCCAATTAATGCCTACCCACACTGGTACCAGGACTTGTTAAATACGGTACAGGTTAAGCTCGTTGACGATCGGGACGTTATTGAGCAATACACCCACCGGGATGTTATGAATCGACGTGGGTTGATTATTGTTGGCAATGAGCTTATGAACTTTGAGGCCGCTGATGACGTGGATGGCCTTGGTACCTGGAAGCTCACCAGGCTCCTACGAGGGAGAAAAGGATCCCCTACTACTAGCCACCCCATTGGGACACGGGTTGTCTTCTTGGATTATGGTTCGGTTGATTTTATTGAAACAACTTTGTCCGATGTTGGGCGGGTTTACACCTTACGGGTAACCTCCTTTGAGACCACCACATCAACCACAAAGGTCTTCAACTATGTTGGGAGATCCCAAAGAGAACGGGCACCGGCAAGGCTAACAGCACGTATTGACGGGGCAGACCTCCACCTTAGCTGGATTGGCGTTGGCCGTATTGGAGGTGGTGGACGGGTGGCCATGGGGGCTCATTTTGATGGCTACCGTGTAACTTTAAATGGCACCACTTATAATACCCAAAACATGAAACTCACTATCCCTTATAGTTCAGGGGAGGTCAGTGTTCAGCAAGTTAACAGACTAATGGGAGCGGGTATAGCCGCCAAGGTAAATGTATGAGCAGAATCCCTTTTGTTACAGAAAACACCGTTGACGTAGCTTCAGACATTAATGGCTCCCTCCTGGTGGCCGATGGGCTTATAGCCAGTTTAGTAGGGGCTCTAGTGACCGCTCCACCAGTTGCCCCGTCAGACGGCGACCGCGTGGCTATCCTGTCAGGCGCCTCGGGTATTTTTGCCGCGCACGCTGGGCAAATTGCTGTTTACCAGGTTATTGGTGATTTTTGGATGTTCTTTTCTCCCCGCCTTTGCCAACATGGTGAGTGGCTCTATTTGCAGTCAGCTGGTACCTGGAATAAAGCAGCCTATGTTGCAAGTGCCGACATGGCTGGGTTTCTTGAATGCCAGACGCTAGCTGCAATGAAGACTTACCTCGGTATCCCGTAAAGGTCCTCACTTTTGGTGGTTGTAAGAGACTGGGGTCTTAGGGAACCCCAGAGGGGGGCAGGCTATAACGTAGTCCTCCTCATAGTCTGGCCAATGGCCTTCTGCCACCATTTTACAATAGTTCTTTTGCTGGGTTTGAAACTCCTCCATATCCCCTCGCCCAACCAAACCAAGGGCTATAAATAACCCAAGGGCAAAGAGTATTACAGGATTCTTGAGTAGGCTAATTACTTGTTCCATGGTAACACCCCTAGTTAGGTAAACGAACGCGGTAAGGACCAGGTTGCAAGGGCAAGTTTGTAAACCCCCATGAGATGCGGTTGGCCTGATCCTCTACTGGGATTTCATAATAGTCCGGAGCACCGGCCATTTCCACCATGCAACGTTCACGTGTTGGATGGGTAGGCTCACGATCCATCTGCCCCCACTTACTCCAGGAGTTAGCGTAACCGTTGAAAGCGTATTCGCTGCAAAACCAGACCCCGTCTTCCCGCTTGGCCACACGTACGCCGTGTCCGCGTGAATCATAACCGCTGTAAACCACTATTGCCTTTGCCATGTCCAATCTCCTTGGGGGGTATCCCCTTACTATGATTAGATTATACATGGGGCAGGCTAAGTACTCAACTCTATTTAGTCTACAATCGGGGAAACATGCCCCCAATCAGGACCAATATCTCCGTCTGCTTTTACCGGTATCCTGAGGGGGAGGGCAGTTTCCATTATATGTTGCATCTCTTTAAAGGCTGCGTCCTTACCTCCAGGATCACTAAAATCCAATTCATCGTGCACGGTTAGCCTTGGGACTTCCGTTTCGGCAAAGACCCCATCCTGGTAACATTTTAGCATGGCCAACTTCATTAAGTCTGCGGCCGACCCTTGCAGCCTTCTGTTTAGTGCTTTATGGGTATGAGCCCTACGTATTGACCCGTGTTGCATGATGGCTTGCTCATAGGGCAAGGCTATGGTGTTCGCGTCCCAACGATTAGGTTCCCACAGATCAAAGCGGCTACGCCGACCGAGGATTGTGGTTATTACCCCTGTCTCTTGGGCTTCCAAAGAACAGGCGTCCATAGTCGCCTTAGCGAACGGTACCCCTTTATGGTACGCGGCAAATAGATCCTTTCCCTGCTTTTTACTAAGGCCTAAGTCACCCGATAACTTATCCACCCCCATACCGTAAATCAATCCGAAGTTAATGTTCTTAATTGGGCGCCGGTGGTGCTTCCGAAGATCCGCGGAAGATATGTCCCAGCCAGCCTGCGGGGCTACCAGGTCTAAGGCCATCTCATGGTAATCTGTATCTGGGTACTGGTTGAAGCGGTTTCTTACTTCATCACTACCTGGACCCATTGCATAATGAATAAGGAACCGGTACTCAATTTGGCTATAGTCATATTTGCGCCAAGCTACATGCCCATCATCAGGGATGAATAACCCCCGTATTAGTGGGGCTAGCTCATCGTCTCTAGATGGGATGTTTTGTAGATTGGGGGTACTTGAGCTAAACCGCCCAGACCTGGTACCCCCTGAGTCCCCGCGTAATGGGTGGAACTGGCCATAGACCATGCTGTTAACATGTGATTTTAGGATGTAGGACTCGATGAAGGTACCCCGTAGCTTATCACACTTACGTATCTCTCTAATACTCGCAGCTAATGGGTGGTTAACCCCCTCCAGGAAGGCCTTTGTGAAGCTTGGGTTACCCTTAGCCGTTTTACCAAAGCTAAGACCTAGCCCCTCAAAAGCACGGGCTAGGCTAACCGCTGAGTTGATGTCCACATCAAAACCTGCCATGTGCCGTAGTTTCTTGGCTTCTTCATCCGCTCGATCCTGTAGCACCCCTCGTAGGGCATCAGCCTTATCAACGTCTACCCTAACCCCCGCAAAGCGCATATCAATTAGCAGGGGGATCAGAGCACATTCCATCTTAAATAACTCATAGAGATTCTCCTGTACTAGTAAAGGGTACAGGATGGAAGCTAACCGCATTGGTAAGTCTGCATCGCTCTCGGCGTAAGGACCAGTCAGGCGTGGTGGGGTACGGTAGATATTAGCCCGCTGGCGCCCAGTTGGTTGCCCACCATAAAACTTGGCACACCAGTCGTAAAGCATGTTGGACTCTTTACCTTCAGCCAGGTACTTCTGCCCCATGGCCTCCAAAGACACATCCGCCCGCTCATTTAATAAAGCCTCGGCGTACTGGACATCCACCAGGTCTCCACGAACGTTAACCCCCTCGTGGCGAAGCCATCCAAGGTCATACTGCAGGTTAGCCCCTATCTTGGGCTGCGCGGGGTTAGCGAGGGTGTCCCGTAGCCAAGCTAGCACCACTTTTGGATCCCAATTATCCTCGGGCTCAATCTCGTGACGAATAGGAAAGTACCAACGCCCCCCACCATCAGCCCCTATGGATACCCCTACAATGTGGCCAACACCCCTAGCCCAACCTGGTCCGAAAGTCAGCAAGTCGGGGTCATAGGTTTCACAGTCAATGGAGATACATTTAGCCCGAGATAAGTCTGGGAGGTAGGTTGGAGCTTTCCACCCAGTATCAGGGATCGGCGGCATAACGCGGGCTATGGTGCGGTTGCCTTTCTCAACTGGGGTGTCCTCCCAGAACATACCAATAGAATCAAATCTCATTAACGCATACCTACAACGGCACCACGAAGGCCGTCTCCAAAGAACAAGGAAGGGGCTGGGTACTGGGTTAAATCAATGGTCTTAGCTAGCCCCTCTAAAAGTAGTAGCTGCTTGTAATGGTACACCCCGCTTTCGGGGAGCCCCTCTAGTTCCACTGAGGCGCCTAGACCTTCCTCTGGGGTTGTTGTTAAATAGCTCCCCATAAAAAAGACCCTTTCTAGCTCGTCCGTAAAATGGGCTATGTCCTGGATGGAGGTGAAGAACCCCTCGGGGAAAGGGGTCGGGTTAGCTTCACGGTTAAGCACCTTACCCATATCAGGCCACTGGGTGCAGTAGGTCTGTGTCCGTAACCATCTACCCGATTCATAGTGGAAGGTCACGCTATTTTCGCATATTTGTAGGCGGCAAGGTTCTTCCCCAATTCGTACTAGCTCCTGAACGGCTAGCTTGGGGATATTAACCTCCACAGGGAAATCGTAGCCTAACCAGTACTCAATTAGACTTATGTTGTTGGTTGCAAAGGCGCTTGGTCCACGGAGAAGGATGCCCATAGCCCACGGGCGGGAGGCATCATCTGCTATGAAAGGCTGGAGGACTTTTAGAGCCTTCAGCATCTTGCCATCCAACTCGATTAGCTCCCCCTCTGGCTCTACTTCTGGGTAATCCCCTTCTATGCAGTCAACATAAGCTTTAAACGGACCACTCTTAATGGACAGGCGCCCTGCAGGGGTCATATTCAACTGCACCGTTTCTCGACAGGTTTGTATTGCTCTGATGAACTGGGTAGCCCGTGGGGTTACCTCCAGGTCCAAGTCTATTGGGCTGCAAAGAGCCAGGCTCCCGTTATAACCTTTGATGAATCCGTTGGCTATATGGAAGTGGGTAAGGGCTTGAACGTAGTCTTTACGCGCTACAGCCCCCTGCACAAACTTTAGAGCTCCTAACATTAAAATAACTCCAGGTGCGGGCTATGGAAAACTTCGCTCTTATCATTTAAAATCGTTTCGTTCATATTTGTGAACGCCCAGCAATTATAACTCCAACGACTAATATACTCTACCTGTAATCGTTCCATGTCGAACCCTTGGTCCGTTATGCGTTGGACCAGGCCTTCCCGTTGTAAGGCTGGGATAGTGTCCACATGTCTGTTTAACTGCTTGGCAGCTGGACTTGCCGTGGAGACAGGCATAGCCCCTAGATCGGGTACCATTATGTTTCCGTTGGCTGCGATCTGAACCCATGAGGAGGAGTCAACAGAATACCAAGGATAGCGCATCATTAGGTTGTGGGCGGTTAGCCCGAACCCGTGAACCTTTATTCGTGGGCGGCCAGAGGAATCCGTCAGGTACTTATCCCATATCCGGTCTAGCCAATGTATTAGCTGCGGGGTGGAGATAGGTACCATACCCCCCAGCGTTATGTAATCGTAGTTAGCAATATACCATTCAAGGTACCTTTCATCTTCCCCATAGTGGAAGCATGGGAGGGGGCGAACCCCCATCTTCTCCATGGCTATTTGATTCTGCCAGGTTAAGAGGGGGTCGCCAATACCATCGAGAACCGAGGCGCATAGCGCCCCGTCTACTGTTTCAATAATGTCCATGTTGCGCTGAATGTAATCACAGTAAGCTCGCATGTTTACATCCACCCCTTTTGTAAAGGCGGAGAAGGCACCGGAGTCGAGGAATATCTTAACCCCGTCAGCTCGCATCTTGTCAACATAAGCCTGCCTGTGGACATAGTGATACGACTCCAGGTAATACTTAACCCCGTCCCGTGCTGCCTTCTCCCCATCAGTCAACCGAGCGTAAAGCTGGCTTTCCTTATGGAAGTTGGAAGTGTAAATACCTGCAAGATAAAGCTTCATCAGCGCATCCCCTTACTTAGCTAGATCCATGAACTCAGCGCGTGCTTCTGGGACATCCTTCAGGACGCCGCGGAGGGCACTCGTTATCGTATGGTGACCTTGTTGGCAAATACCACGAGACTCCATACACAAATGGCGCGCGCGAATAATTACGCCTACCCCCTTTGGGTTCAGGTGCTCTTGTAAAGCATCCGCAATCTGGCTAGTTAAGCGTTCCTGAACCTGCAGGCGGCGTGCGTACATGTCGGCTAGGCGGGCTAGCTTAGATAGCCCAACGATCTTACCATTAGGGATGTAAGCAATAGTTACAGTCCCGAAGATATCCGCCAGGTGGTGCTCACACTTGGAGTAAATGGGGATGTCCTTAACCACCACCATCTCATCATAGTTTTCGGCACCATCTTCAAACACTTTAAGGATCTCGGCTGCGTTCTTATCGTAACCGCTACACCAGTGTTCCCATGCTTTAGCCACTCGGCGAGGGGTTTCAATTAGCCCGCCACGTTTAGGGTTTTCGCCTACGAATTGGAGGAGGCGCGCTATGTTACCTTCAATGCTTGTCGCGGAATCCCCTTCCCATGGAAAAACAATCCAGCAACCATAAAACTCAGACTGCTTATCCGTCTTGTCTATTAAGGACACAAAAGGTACGCCAGGATGAGAAACAGCCCATGCTTGGCGGGTAGTCCCTGAGTCGATAATATCATCCACAAACACATCGGCCAAAGCTGGGTCGTCCACCAGGTACAGCTCTGGGTAGTGGGCTACTACGGCCATCGCAGCAGGGATACCTCCACGCGGGATGGCATAAATAGCCCGACCTTGCGGGCACAGGTTAGCAATATCGTTAGCTGCTAATTGGGCTAAAACACTGACAGCTTGGTGGGTAAGGGTCATTTTAGACATAATTTAAACTCCGTAGGATGCAAAGCATTTCATAGTTTCTTCGATTTTAACTTCGACTAGCTTAATACCAGTTCCCGCCAACTGTTTTGGACCGACCACTTCTACCAGGTACTCAGCTAAATTCTCAGCTGTTGGGTTAAAGGGAACCACCACCACGGTAGAGTCAATGTCCAGGAGAAATGAACGCATTGGGTCTTGCTCCCAGATAAGAAAGAAGTGATCCCACTCCTTTTCTAACCACATGCATAACTTTTCTTTAACTTCACTAAAATCAATAACCCGACCTACATTGTCCAGGTGGCCGTCTTCAGCTACGCAGGTGAAATGAACACGGTAGTTATGACCATGGAGATGGCGGCATTTGCCCTCGTGTCCATGAACGCGATGACCGCAGCTGATATCGTGATAACGGTGAACTTTATGTGTTGCCATTTTAAACATCCTTCTTTTTGGATAAGGTTAGTAAGTCGAGGTATTTCTCAACCACTTCTGGGTCATAGTTGTGGGTTTCTGGGAGGGGCATTAAGCCCTCGTAAAAGGCACGAATGATTAACGGATCAGGTATACCAGCTTCGGCAAAACCTTTGGCTCGGAGGAGGGTGGCATGATCCTGGCCGACTGGGGGATAAGCCCCATCATAACTCGTATGCGTCCACGCTAGGGCATTATAACAACCTGGTACTTCCATTGCGAGCTTAACACACTGAGCTTTGCTTAAATCCATTAAAGGAGTTAAGACAACTAGTGGCTCTGGAACCCCCGTCTCCCCCGTAAAGGTGCCAAGGTTGCAGGTTGAGGTTAACGCCTTTATGAACTCAGCTCGGCAATCTGGGTAACCACCTGAGTCAGCTTGGCTAACACCGGTTACTAAGACACCTGCCCCTAGCACATACGCACGGTTAGCCGCTATGGTTAAAAAGAGCTGGTTACGCATTGGCACAAAGGTTTTCTCTATACCACCTGGTAGATCATTAAAACTAGCGTATTGCTCCAATTCTTCGCTCGTATTGGTAAGGGGGGAGGTACCCTTTAGTATAGGACCTAACACCACCACCTCATGGCTTAATACCCCTACCATAGCCGCCACTTTACGCGAAGCTTCAATCTCAACTGCGTGGCGCTGATCATAGTCAAAGGTAATGGCATGAACATCATAACCAAGAGCCTTGGCCATAAAAAGGCATGTGGTAGAATCTTGACCCCCTGATAAAACTACTAGGGCTGTCTTAGCGGGGGCTCGAGGGCTAACCCCCACTGTGGTTTGATCAGACATCTTATTACTCCAGGTTAATGATTTTATGTGTTTGAATGCACAAGGTGTACCCAAACTCAAGGCTGCTGCGTATAGCTGCGTCTAGATGGCGCTTGTTTTCCAGTGGGTTATTAACGTCCACTGGTTGGATATAAACGGTACCCTTGAAGTCCACAGGTGGGCGGGCTACTTGGGGCGAGGCTGAATGATCCAAGGCAGTAACGGGTAACCCGTCCCGACTGTCTACCCGTTGACTATGTAACACGTATTTGAGGGCATCAATATGTGGGAGCAGGTTCTTGTTGATACTGCCAGCCTTTGGACTGCACACCACGGTAACTTGGTCATAAGGTATATCAGGAACATAAAGGGTGCCATTTGTTTCAATTTGAACCTTGAACCCGTCTGCCAGGAGCTGGCGGATGGTGGGGGCTATGTTCTGGCGCATAGGCTCACCCCCACTAAACACTACTAGGCCAGACGGGCTGCTAAGGAGGCGTACTTCGTCCAGGATAAAGGCGGGGCTCACCAAAGTCTCGGAGCTGGTGTAATCTGTATCACATAAGGGGCATTGGAGGTTGCACCCAGCCAGACGGACAAAGACTGCTGGTACCCCAACAAAAGGACCTTCGCCTTGAATAGTAGCGAAGAGGTGGTGGAGGGCGAGGTGACCTTCTGGGTCAAGGTGCTGTTTTGAAATAGGTTGGTCATTCATGTTTTTCACCGTTTGTGGTTGGTCCGTGTATTATAGTTCGTATACGTAGAGTACACAACACGAATTTAGAACAAAAGAAAGGGCAGGATGAACCTGCCCTTCTCTGGTTGCAGCGTAGCTTAACCAGCGTCAGCTTCTGTCAGGATGTCACTATCACCTTGGTCTTTTGCCACTGCTGGAGCGGCCGCTTCTACCGTTTTCACTTCGGCTGCTAAGCCGTGGTATTTACGCCAGCGGCCATACTGGGTAGCCGCGGTTGAAGTATTAATATCTTCTGCGGTAGCTGCTTCCAGGACCTTTTTACGGGCTACTGGTGCGCCTTCTGCTTGTGACATTGCGTCTGAAATCTCCCACACGCGACCGGTTTTAGTACCAGCCTTAGGACGGGTGACATCATTCTGGATGTCTTTAACTACAACTGCTTTCGGTGCTTCTTTCTTTGCTTCGGTCATTTTAAAACTCCTAGAGGAAAAATGGGCTCTTACCCGTTGGGAAACTATGTTGTTAACCCATGTGTGTATACTATCTTACTTGGTGGGGCTAAATCAAGCCCCAGTTTTCATGTTTATAGATCCCTTCCATTTACCGTATTGTACCTGGACTGTGGCCTGGTTGATCCCCTCTGCAACGGCCAACCTGATAATCTCGGCTCTTATGAATTTCATATCTTCGTCAGGGTGCTGGGCGTAGACCTGGTCGGCGACCTCCCATATCCTGCCCGTGGCGGTGCCAGGTTTGGGTCGGGCACCTTGGGTAGGGGATTTCCCCGCGGGTTTAGCCACGAGGGGCTTAGGGGCTGGACTGGCCAGCTTTGTGTTATCCGTAGCGGGGCTGGGTAGTCGGACCAGCTCACTTGGGATTTCTTCGGGGGTCAGGTTCAGCCCAATGGCCTTGCAAGCCTGGAGCATAGCCCCATACTCAAAACCTTCATGCTGAAGCCCCGTAGAATTGCGGTGGAGCAACTTCAATTCTGTATCGGTAAAAGGGCTATATGTTTTACTCAGCCCAGCTTCTCCGATCACGATGTCTTCAGGTTTGGCTAGGCCTGTGGCCTTAGCCCATAGAACACGGTATTCGCCTCGTCCTAGAAAGGTCATGGTTTCGCGGTTAATTGCAACGTACATAATTGGATCCCTATCGTAGCGGGTGGGTAGTGGCCAATGGGTATCACCATACACTTCACCCGTAGGATCAGCGGGATGGCGACCCCGTTTAACGAGGTCTTTCATCTTATTCCCCTTACTTAGAGCAAGCGCGTGTTGCGGTTAACCATTGCTGGTACTGGGTGCGGGCTGTGTTGTAAGCCACACCGCGGTTTACGCACTCGGCTATTACATCCTTGCGGCGAACATTCGGGTTAGCCTGGCTTAGCTCATCTGCAATATGCCATACTGCTTTAGTTGGGCGCTCAATATCAGAAACGGTCTTGATTACAACTTCTGTTTTAGCTTCTTGTTTTGGGGCAATCTTTACGATCGCTGGTCCAAACTCACTACCGCAAGCTAAGCACAGGTACTGGAACTCGTTAAAGTTCTGTACCACCCCGTTAACCTCTGAACCCGTAATGGCATGGCCGTTACGAAGGTCGATCATGCAGCTAGGGCAGCAGTAGGTGTTATCCAGAACAATACAACCTTCTAGGTATTCCCCTTGAACTTCATCGTCTTGCATTATAATGGTGGACTGCTCAAAAGCTTCTTTAAGCTCTTTAACTTCTTCGATAACGGATGGTAGAACCTGGTAACCAAACTTACCATCTACTTCAACAATTTCGTACATTTCTTTAGTTAGGCCAGCTGCTTTAGCTGCGCGGTTTACTGATGACTTGACTGAGAATAATTTCATGGTGTGACTCCTGACTTGGGGGGCGCTTAGGGGGACCTGTTCCCCCTAACCATGAATCTATTATATGTGTACTCTAAACATGGTGCACCTCTTATCTCACTAAATACTAAAATACTTTGAGTATTCTAAAATGGGATCTCCCCCTCCCACTCCTGGCAGCCGACCAGGATAACCTGTAGGGGCGGGGTAGCCCCGTACGTGAAGCACTCCCCTTTAGTTTTATGCCAATGCTCACAGTTTAGGCAACTAGCCCAGACCTGGTTGCGGTGCATTTTCTCCTGGAAGGCTATCCGCATTAATTGGTGGCTCTCCTGGTCCAGGTTCTGTAACGACTGGCAGCTCTTCTTCGTACTCATAGTTCATAATCTCTGGGTGTTTTTTATTGGTCCAAACCTTAATACGGATCGGAGTTCTTAGTTCGTCCAGGCGCTCAAACCCTTCTGCCACACTAATGGGGGCTTCGGTACCTGCCCGCTCCCGCCACCAGATTCGAGCCTTGCGTTTTGCAAACCCTTCGTGTTCCAAACAGATCCATTCGCTAAACATGTGAAGGTTGCAATAGTAGTTAGCCCTTATACTAGTTGGCCTCCCCTCCTTTTTATGTTCCCTGTAGACCACACGTTCTACTACAAACTCCTCTACTAAAGGGGCTTCCATTCCGTCCTTAATTAAGGCGTCTACCCCAGCTTTGAAACCGAACTTAACGTCCCGTGGGAACTCAAAACCGCACTCGGGGCAATTGACCAGGCTGGCATGACAGTAAATCCCACAATTCTCACAGATCCGTACTGGGGCATCACCCCCGCCTTTGCCCTTCTTCTTTGGCATAACCGGATCATTTATTGGACCGAGGCGCCTGGTATTCCCTGCGAAGTCCAGGACTAGGCAATTGCGTTTAGAGCTGTTTGCTATGGCGGTCAATCTGCCCTCTGTAGTGGACAGGTCAAATCCGTCTGAATAAAAAGGCCGTGTCCCCCTGCCCAGCATCTGAACCCATAAGCTCGGGGAGCGGGTAGGGCGGAGCATGATTATTAAGTCAAGGGCTGGAAAATCAAACCCTGTGGTTAGTATCCCATTATTAACCATCACCTGATAAATCCCTGCTTTGTAATCTGCTAGGCGCTTATCCCTTTCAGCCGCTTTCATCTTAGAGTGGATGCAAGTTGCTGTTATACTCATGCTCTCAAACATAGCTGTCACGTTGATTGCATGTTCCACCCCTGAAGCAAAGACTAGCCAGTGTTCCCGTCCCTGCCCGAGCTCAATGGCTTCCTGGATGGCAGCGTAGGTAACCTCCTCTTTGTCCACCGATTCTTGCAGCTGCTTTAAATTGTAGTCCCCTTGGCTGATGCCTACCCCCTCCAGGTTTAGAGTGGTGGCCGTTGGCCGTGGAACTAGCGGGCACAAGTAACCCTCGGATAGGAACCAATTAAAAGAATCCATTGTAGTCATGTCAATACAGGTATCTGTGAACAGCCCACCTTCCTCGGTTAGCAGCCCCTGCCCGTTTCGAAACTGGGTGGCGGTAAACCCTATAACCTTCAAGTTCGGGTTAACCTCCTTGAGCCCTTGTATAAAGGCCATGTACATGGTATCTGCTTTAGGGGATACCAGGTGACATTCGTCTATGAGCATTAAATCGATATGCCCGAACTTCTCCACGGCCTTAATAGCAGTGGCGATGCCTGCATAGATTATGGGGCAAGTGATGTCCCGCCGCCCCAGACCTGCTGAATAAATACCCGCAGGGGCAGTTGGCCAGATGGCCAGGAGCTTCTCGAAGTTCTGGGTTATAAGCTCTTTTACGTGGGTCAATTTAATAATGCGCTGGCCTGGATAACGCTGGAAAGCCCTTTCAATGAAACCGCCGATTACCACAGACTTGCCTGTACCTGTGGGCATTGCAACTATAGGGTTCCCAGTGCCCCCATCCATAAAATACCGAAAGATGGATTCGATGGCGTATTCTTGGTAATCGCGGAAGATCATATTATGGCTTAGCCTTCATTAAAGGGTGGACTTCGTAATGGCCGCAACCGCTTAGTTGAAGCCCCTTGTCTAGTATTAGGTTTTGCCCTACCTGGCTCAGCTTTGGATTCTCACACACCCATTGGCCGTCCTCAATAGGAGTCGACCATCTACATGTTCGGCAGTTGATGGCTGGCTGGGCGTTACCGTGGCAAACTGGAGCTTGATCACAAAAGCGACACTTGAACCATCCTGGACTGTTATTAATACGCGGCGGTGGTGAATCAGCATCAATAATCATAATTGACCGGTCCTGGTAGGCCACGTATAGTT